ATGTTAATGTCAATAACATTTTTATTAAATTATTTCACTTTTAGTGTTGACAGCCCGCCTAATGTTAATTATATTCACTATATAAGCAATGGAGAAAAAAATGAAACCTTTCAGCATCATCATACAATTCGATAACGCATTCAGACGCGCAATCAAAGACCCAGATAACTTTACGAAAAACGGCATAAACTGGGATTTCGTAGAAAGCGACATCTGCATTGACCTAGATGACGTTGGATTTACCAGCGATGAAATTAAGAAAGTAATTGAGGAAGAATTTGACTTTGCCGCAGAAGACTATGGCAAAACAGCTAAAGAGATGAACTCATGAAAAACATTGGTTGGATTGATCGCAAGCACCACAAAATTATAGATGAGGTAATTATTACCGACGAGGATTGCGGAGTATATCTCAAGAGACCTTGGATTTTCTCCGTCTCAGAAGCAAGCTGCACATTCTTCTGCTTTGACGATTTTGAGTATGATATGGAAAAAACATTCCAAGCATTAAATGAGTGCATAGCAATAGAAGCCGTTAAGATCAAACCAGAAGTCTGGGATAAAGGGTAAGAACTAGGCGAAGTTATTACCCAAAATAATTTTAAAATAATTAACATTTAGTGTTGACTTATTACTAGATGTTAATTATATTAACTTTATAGGCAGCAAGGGAGCAACGCCATGACAACGATGACTGACTTTTCAAAATGGGAAGCACACGCCAAAACGCTCAGCATTGGCTCACTTAAATTCGTCATCACAGATTGCGCTCAAGCAAGAGACGCCATGCGCGGATGGAACCCTGAGAAGGAAAACTATTACGCTGACCAATGCTTTACCTATCAGGATGAACTCAGACGGAGATTGAAATAATGCGGACCAGAAAATATAACAAGAATGGCTTTGACATCATTGCTAACCTGAAACGCATTGACGATCAAATAATGGCTGACATTCTATATAAGCCATACGGAGAAGCCGATTACATTGAAATCGGAACTATCTACGAAAATGATACAGCGCCATGCGGAACAACCCGCAGCACTGCCTCATGGACACATGAAAAATGCGGAAGCACCATGTGGAAACAAAGATGGCACGATGCCGCCATCAAGCTTTACAGCGAATGGAGAAAACAATGAGCAACTGGATGCAAGACGTAATTATCGCCGCCGCTATCGGCACGGCAATCATTGGCTGGATAACAGCCGTATCAATGGGATGGATGTAATGACCAATCAAAGGAAAGCCATAAAAGACCTCAACGAGGCCGCATATGCCGCACTGAGAGCCTTTAACATAGCTTATGCGGGTAAGGCAGGGGAACATAAGATAGCTCGCATACTGAGGGAAATAACCGTAGGCTCTGATCTTGCATTTGACATGATCGTAAAAGAAGAAAACTCAGAAAGATTGGGCTACTGACATGAAGTACGCAAATCAAATCGGGTATTCTGACATTCATCCATATGAAGTTATAGAGCGCCGCACAGAGCGCAAGTTGATAATCAGGGCAATGGAAACCTTAGAGCTTGCGTGGGAGAAAGAAGTATACGCTGGCGGCTTCTCAGCGCACTTCGCAAATCAATCAAACCAGAAGTGGGATATTAAGCCTGACGAAGAAGGCCATGTAATATCCATCAGACAGCACAAAGATGGACATTGGTATGACACCTCAGGTGCGAGATACCGATTGTCCGATAAACCTCGAAAATTTTATGACTATAACTTCTGAGGTTAGCATGAGAAATCCAAATCCATTTACAAGAGGCATTAAACTTATAGAGGTTTATAAAAAATATAACTCGAACAGAGTTGTATCAATGAATGAGTATAGGATATTTTTATTAGTGTCTGATCTGTGCGCGAACGATGCATGGGCAAGCCAAACCCAAATTGCTAAAATGTCTGGGCTATCACCAAACGTAGTCAATCGAAATCTCTCAACATTATCCAGTTATTCGAGGGCTAACAATTCATTAAACCTTATTGAAATAGATACAGATCCAAATGATAGGCGTTACAGACGTTATAAACTGACAAACAAAGGTCTAGCTCTTAGAACAGAAATGCTTGAAATAACGCAAAAATATTAAAATAATTAACATTTTATTGTTGACGCCATACCTATTGTTGATTATATTAACTTTATAGACAGAAAAAAATGGAGGAACAAATGGCTACTCAAGTTTTTACAAAAGACGGAACTCTCTTAATGCAGAGAAACGCAACAAAATTTGGCTCACTCTTAACAGTATTCTCTACTTGCGACGATTTCTTTAACTCTGGAGATGACAGCTTGGAAAGACTGGATGTTGAATTAGAGGATGGGCGCACGATGAAGGCATGGGAAGCGTTCCAAGATTTAACTAGAAATGGCGAAGTTCAAGCCACATTTAAATGGAGAAACTAAATGATTGGACCGCTTAAAATAACCGCTGGAGAGTATTTCTACAAAGGCTGGAAAGTATTCAGAGAAGGTAAGATCTGGACTATGACACCAGAGGGAGATTTTCACCCAACAGATGCAGCGGACAGCTTGCGTAATGCATTTAACTTCATTGACCATTGGGAAAAAACAATCCTCAAAGATATGAGGAATTACTGATGGCTCGCACCCCTATTTACTTTCGATACCTCAAAGCAACAAAGGCGTCTAAATTTTTAGGGATGACAATAGATTACTTTCTGACCATGTCTCAAAGTCCAGACTTCCCACAGAGGGTTTATTTTGGGCATGGTTACAGATGGAATGAACAAGAACTGATGGAATGGAAAAATGAAAATTCAAACCGCAATAAATGAACTAACCAAGCTTGGGAAAGTAGTAGACGAGAGCTACGAAGCGGTAATGAAACGAAGAATGCCCAAAATGGAAGTAAAGGGTCCACTCTTTGCTGGAATAACCGCTTACAAAGCATTGAACATGGAAGGCGAGTTCAAAGACCTTGATGAGGCATACAATGTTGTAACTGCATATATCCTTGACGAAATGTTAAAGCATCAAGGATCTCATGACATAAACTGAGGTTAAAATGATAAAATATAAATGGGGTAAACAAATAGACGCATGGGACTCATATCTTGATATGGATGATTATGACGAGGTTCCAATCTTTGACCAATTACCTTCTAAAGAGGAAATATCTCAGCTGGTCAAAAGCCTTCAGTCTGACGGACAAGCCATAGGTTCTTCAAACAATTTCTGCTATCCTGACCCGATTGAGGTAATTTCAAAATACGAACCTACCGATAGGCCAAGTCAAGAACACAGAGATTTAGCTCATGGTATGGCTACCAAATGGCATCTATTAACCAAAGAACAACAAAAGAACATAAAAAGCGGCTTAGATGACGATTTCCTTGCTGTTTTAAATGCTGCAATTTGGGCATATCAAAGTTACATGAATAGAGAAGCTCATGCTGCGCAAATTGAACGCGAGCGCCTAGATCAACAAGTAATTGATCTTAAAAACGAGATCGCATACATGAAGAAGCAAAAGTATCTTTAGCTTTTATCTTTTGACTTTAATGGATGACCTTCTGGCAAAAGATCTGTATCAAACTTCCCACTCTTATAACGGCCTGTTCTGACCGCTCCTAAGAACACATTAACTCTTGCATATGCCCACTGATCAGCACTGCTTACAGATGGCCTTACACTCTGAGGATTTGTATTGTACGCGCCTATCCCTCTGCGAAATACAGCTTCCAGCATACGCTGAGTAACACGCTTACCCTTCTTGTCACCATGCTTATCGTTATGATCTTTAACTTTTTCCGCTAAACCTTTTTTGACTGCCTCAGATATTTTAGTCGGCGCTTTTTCCTCCAGCGACAAATCTTCCATAAATGGTTCCAAGGCTTCAGTCTTATCACGCTCTTTATCTAACTCCGCTGTTTTGCGATTGGCCCAAGCTTGACCTTCATCGCCGCCCCAACCCAGCCAAGCGATAAGTCCAGCAGTCGGCCATCCGTCCTCACCCCTGCGAAAGCCCTCTGCCCGTTTGTCTACTTCATGCCTTGCAAAAAAGCTTTTCATGCGTCGAACTGTACTGGGAGACAATCTCTCTTTGTTAATAAGCTGATTTGCTCTAGCAACACCAACTCTTGTCATCCCTCGACCATATTCCTTTCGAAGATCTAATGCCCTCTGTCCATTCTTAGCCATCGCATCAGTTGGAACAGTATTTACATCACTCTCAGCTTTATTCTCAAGATCATCATCCTTAAAATCTTTTGCGTCCTCATAACTCGCATGACTATCGCAAGGCATAAATACCACCTTACCACCGACTGTATGCTGATGAGTACCAACGCATCCTATTTCTTCCGCACGGGCTGACGCTTCTTCTCTGGTTGTGTAGGTGTCTTGTCCAACCTCTGACTTGCCTTCAAAACTACCGTAGGCTTCTTTTCCTGCATCTTCTGGGTCTTGCCCTTCGTCTGCCGCCACTTCTGGACCACCCAATGGGAAGAGGTTTGCCGCGATAAAGACTTCGTCACCTCCTGTGATGGGTTCAAGGCCCAATCTTTCACGCGCTTCATTACGAGAGATAATTCCATCTCTAACTGCCGCAGTAACATTCTCATAAACTCTTCGTCTCCGCTCTGTCATGGCTGGGATCTGGTCTATATCATAACTAATAGTTATATCATCACCAAACGCTGGTGCGAGCCATTCGTTTAAGTCACTTTCAATCCTGCGAGCCAATGGAATGATGGTTTCTTCATATAGTGCTAGTCTGGCCTCTTGAACATTCGCATATGTCTGAGCATCAGGAACACCGATAAGCTGAGACGGAATACCAAAGCACAATGCAATATCTTTAGCACTCATGTTCATTTGAGAAAGGAAATCCATATCGCGGGGTGACATTCCCATTTCTTTCCAGTCAAAATCACCTTCAAGCAATACTGGCTTTCCAGCGTTATCTACGCCTTGAAATCTAGAGTGCAAATCTGACTGCAACTGCTGTCGCTGACCATCTGATAGCATCATACGCATTCCAGCATCATCAGAGGGCTTGAATACAATCGCCCCAGAGGGTCGCGCTCCATTCGCCAATAATGCGATATTGTGCTTCGCAATCATGTTGTGCTGATCGACATCAATAGAAGCTGCCATAAGTGGCGAAAGCCCAAGATAATCGTCCAGAGGGTTCCACATCTTGAAATGTTTAATCTCAGATGCTCCTGTTGCTGGGTCGGCTGGATAAGTTCTTATTACCTCTTGTCCAACTTTATACTTATAAGACTTTGGTATTGCGGTACTGCTTGGTTCAATCTCAATTCTATCTGGCCTAAGAACATGCAACTCTCTTGGAACGCCGTTTATATCTGATTGAAGCGCGTATGAATTTCCAGACAGCAGAAGGTATGAATAAAGACTTTGAAAATACTCCACACCAGCTTGCAATGGGTTTGGTCTATTCAGCAACGAAATAAGCGGATGCCTATCAAGCTTTATATCTCCTTGATAAACGCAAAACGGGATACTTGCTGCCCCATTGGCAATTTCATTAACACAGCGATAAACTATGGCGTTCTGCCTATATCCCTCATTAGCATAAGCTTTGAAGTTATCTTTACGCGCGTGGTACGGCATAGAAGCGTTCATATACACCTGTGGTGCTTCCTTGCGCTCAATCGGCGCGTCTCTGAATAATCCCGCTATATTGTCTAAAATACCCATCAGCTAATTCTCCAAACGGCCTTGCCTGTTCTTGAGTTCAATTCTGTTAATGCCCAAACTAAAGCATCAAGTCTATCAGGCGATTTCTTAGACATTGGGGTATAAGACGCCATCTGTTCCTCTAATTCATTAAAAGCACCAACGTGCCTTACTTTGCCTTGTTCGTATAAAGCTGCAATGGGTTCTGCTCTTACAAGCTTTCCTCTGGATGCCCTTACCGCAGTATACGGAACATTTCTCTCTACAGTTCTTACCACTTTTTCGACGAGATCGCCACCGTTGTTTACTTCTGCGATAATCCTGTCAGCTTCAAAAGTATGGTAAAGGCTCACAGCTTTCCTTGCCCATTCATCAGGAGACCCCCGCATAGACGCATCTTGCCTAACATAAAACCTCCCGTCCTCTCCCAAGCTTGCTACAATTATTCCAGTCTCATCGCTTTCATCATGGCTTGTTACCGCTGGGTCAATCGAAATGACAGTTCTAGTATATTGAGGCTCTTCACTTGGATTTGCCCTATGAGTTTCAAACATCTTGTAATTCCAGAGGGCACCCTCAAGATCATCAAGAACCTCTGCGTAAAGCTCTTGTCTACCAAGCCTTGTTCCATCATATTTTTCTTTAAGTTGCTGCAATGCGGCGGGCGCAAGGTTTGCAGCATTATCAAATGTGCTTCCTCTAGTTACAGCAGTGTTAGTTCTCTTTAAAAGACTGCGAGTAAGATCATTTGGCTTTGGCGTGGTTGTAATTACGCATTGAGGATTTTCCCCTAAACGCAATCCAAACATTAATTGATCAAACGCCTCTGGATAAAACCACGCCGCTATCTCGTCGCACCACGCCCTATGGAACTGAGGGCCACGCAATCTCTCTGGCTCTGTAGCAGCAAAACCTTGTATTAAAGAGCCATTATATAATCTGATTTCTTGTGCTGATGAAGAATACCCCTGCCCCCTACCTTTAAGCAAACATTCGCTTGGTAGCCAGTTCATAATTCCTGAGACCCCACCAAAAGCAACCCTTCTTAAATCTCCAAATGTAGGAACAACAACTGCACATCGACTATTAGGATTATTCAATGCGTAAAGCATAGTGTCAAAAGCGCCTGTCATGGTTTTTCCCCATCCACGACCCGCTAAGATCAACCAAACGTTCCATTGACCAGCTGGAGTAATCTGCTCTGGTCGAGCCATCTTTAGCCAATTACTGTATAGTGTGCTTTGCTGCTGATGACTTGATTGCGGCAAGTTCGTCCAGTTCTGAGATAATTTCTCGTAAACTATCTGGTGCTGAGACATTCGCTGATACCTTGCTTATTTCTTGTGCTTGACCCATCGCTAACTTGCCTATCTTCTGAGCCTGTGCAACCACTCCAGCGATAGAACTTAGATCATAAGCTGTCATAATCTTATTTTTTATATGAAACTTTTTAAGCTGCTCATCCCTATCGGGTCCATCGGGCAAATCTAATATGCGACTGAGCTTATCTCTGTTTTCCTGATCTTCCGTTAATCTACGCGCTACATCCCCCATCATTCCAAATGCGAGATTGATAGATCTGTCATCTAAAACAGCGCCATTCTTGACCATCTTTTCAAGACGCTCTCTAGCAATGGCTTCCTCATATTCCGTCTGGACTTTGTTCTTTTCAGACTGCCAATCTTCTTTTTTGGAATGCCTATGAAGCGTAACGTTTGGAATGTCATGACGCTTTGCTAAGGCCATAATCGTAGGATATTGACGCGCCCCATTTTCATCCATGAACCCATGAACAAACTCATCTTTGATAGTGCGCTTTAGCGCTTCTTCTAATTTGTTACTCATACCCTAATCATTATCACTTATTTTCACTATTTTCCAGTTCATAATTTTTCTTAATCAAAATCTGTTGTTTTGTAACCCATGCTTTCTTGTATTCAGCATCCGCAAACAGCTTTGAAAATCCAGTAATATGCTTGAGCCGTAATAGCTCCTCTGGTTCCATCCCAAGATGATTGCATATGTCCTCGTCTTTCCAGCCCTCTCCAAGCATTGAAAAAACCATATTAGCCATTCCATCTACACTATGTGATCCTCTGGCCCTGTTATGACGAACTGTTGCCGCCATGCGCTCATTTATATCCTTCTCAATAACAACTATTGGCAAGCGACCATGATTTCGATCTTTGATGTCCTGATTGCTTTTGCATGTAAAATATCGATGGAACCCATCAACAATAATAAACTTATCAAGATCTTCATCATAGATAGTAACTATTGGCTGGGTATATCCATCATGTTTGATTGAAGTGTATAACAATTTCATTTCCGCACCAGCAACACTATTAGGATTGTAGTCGTTTGCTTGCACCATATCTATATCAACCCATTTAACTCTATCAACCGGCTGCTGTATCGGTGTAATTTCATGCAAAAAATCTTTGATCTTTTCGATCATGTCAATTTTGGTCTGATCATCTGTGCCATGAAAGGCTTTTTCTAACTCATGCAAAATTTTCATACTGCTACTGGTATCCAATCTTTCGCTTCTGATTTTTGAACAAATTTAATGTCTTTTGGCTCGCCTCTACGCCATCTTCTGTAAGTAATCGCATAGGGGCTTTGCTCAAAATTGCTGCACTTAGTGAAATCAATATCCTGTGCAAGCACTGTTGCGATATGAACTTTATGAAGCTTTGAAACGTCTTTCATAAGACCATACTTCTCATCCATAGCATGAAACCGCTTTCTCATTGCGTCTTGATAGGATTGATCAGTTACTAGATTGACCAGCAAATGATCTCTGTATTCCTTCCAGTCTTTGAACATATACGGCAGCTTCTTAGCTTGGAACATATCTTCCTTGGTCATATGGCGGGCTTGATTGATACCCTCTAATCGCTTGGTTAATTTATTCCATGTCTCGCGCTCTATCTCTTGAAGATAAAAAAGCTGGTGAACTGCTGTTTCATGATGAAGATTTGAAACTCTCATTTTAGTCGGGCTTATCCCATATTGATAAAAGTAGTCATATGCTTTGGCGTATTGCCACCCATTCTCATGTATGGATTTCCAAATGTCCGTATATGACCAATCATAAAGAGGATAGAAATTATACTGCCCAACTTTTTTATCTACAGCCTTGCCCCAAGTAATCCATTTATAAGTTGCTGCCGTTGTTAAACCCGCAAGACGAGCGGGACTTTCCTCTGCCCTTACTCCCGCTAAGACAGCTAACTTTTTATTGGGCCAATGATGCTTCATAATTGCTGGGAAAAGATCAAAGAACCTATCAGTGCCATATATGTTTTCTGTTATGGCGAAATCTTCCTTTGGTCTCATCCAATCTTCGTCATCGCCCTCTGTCCAGCAATGCAGAAAGTGCTGATCGTTTGATGTCGAGTTAGTCATGCGAATTGGCATCTGGAACCACATAGGATCTACACGGGGATCTGTCATAACATCCCTGACGTAATCTATTACATTCTGCCACTCAGCTTCTTGATCTAAGAACATAACCTTAAGCGGAAGCCTGTTTCGCTTCTCAGCAACCATCATAGCAAGCTGAAATGTTACTGTGCTGTCCTTACCGCCTGAGAAGGAAACAACGACATCATCAAACTCATCAAATATATGCTCTATACGCTCTAAGGCTGCATCCCACACATTCTGTTTAAGATAAATCTTCATAGCTCTAATATTAACTTTCTACCGCTGCACTTGTATTCAATCCCAGTAGGTTGGAATTTAAACTTCTTTGTAAATAGAGAAGATTTAGATGTGGTTTCGATTGATTTTATACCTAACGTCATAGCATAGCGCACTAATGTATGAATTAAGAGTGATGCAATTCCACCCTTACGAAAAGCAGTTTTAACATATAAATGATTTAATCTACCTTTGTTTTTTCCTAAAATCCTTAACGCGACACATCCTGCAATATCACCACTCATATCAGCGCAAAACCAAATCATATTCTTTCCGTCATGAAACTCTACAATGCCTCTGTCATCCTCGCTTTGAAGATGTTCGATTTCATGGAATTTGCAGGTGCGAAATTTCATATCTCTAAATGTAAATCGTTTGCGCTATTTCTTACTTTAAGGTTAAGAGCTTCAAATGACTGATCTACAGAAGCAATACTCTTTGTATCCCTTACTACTGACCCTATTGCAGAAGGGGTGCCAAGAGTAGATTTTACGCTAAGATCATGACGTGCAAAACTATGACAGAGAGTTACAATTCTCTTTTTATATTTCTGTGCGGCAAATCTAAACCTTACCTCATCGTGATATTTTGCTTTTGCTCTATCAATAATCTCGTTGCATTCTATTACATCCTGAGCGAACTCAGGCGAAATCATATAGAACTGCGCCCATAAAAAATTGTTATCATTAAACCCATCAAAACCCTTTTCAGATATTTCTTGAAACTCTTTTCTTGGAGGGGTGAATAGACTTATTAACCCTATTGGGTCTGTCAAATGACCTTTTAAAACATTGATGTGAGCATCTATCGCCGTAGGTAATGGCTTGATGTCATCTTGAGCAATCAAACAAATTTCAGTTCCTGACGCTATTGCGGTCAATGCTTGCAAGGTATTGAACCACGGCCCTTTATACTCATGATCAATATGTATTGTTATTTGATCTATAGATTTGCAGAGAGAAAATGAGTGAACTAGACGTCTAAGGGGCGCTGATCTATCTGGAACTGTAATTATGTGAGCCTTCATTCTTTAGGAGGCTCCTTTGGTTTTCTTATATCCTCACGCTCTCTGTTAAATATTTTGCTGTTATTGGGATCATCTGACATGATCCAATACCTCCATCCATCAAGATAATAATAGTTGCGAGGCTTTTTGAAGAACTGCTGTTCTATACCATGCTTTTTGATCATATGAGCAGTCCATGTAAATTCTTCTTTGTTTTCCCATGTATCCCCAACAGTATAAAAATGCGGCATCCAAGGCATTGTTTTTGCAAATTTATATTTAGCTGATCTCAAGTTTTCATTTAACCGCTCTATCTCATCATTCATTAAATTTCTCCTGCAATTTTTGAGCGCGACCAGGGTTCAATTCAGCCGCAACAATATCAACTCCCCATCCATCCATAATTTTAGAAGTAATCCCAAGACCCGCGAATGGTTCAAATATACATGAAGGATTGTGGTGCTTGATCGCAAGTTCCAGAACGTCGAAGCCATTTATAGCTTTTTGGGGTTGCGGCAAATCTGAATTGAACTGCAATACGCAAAACGGCTGTTTTGTTGTTTGATAACCAAAGATCTTGCGAACAAAATCAAACCCATGATCTCTACCTATATTAATAACTCGCTCGAACCCCTTCTTCCCATACTCTATAAAGGTAGGCTTTCCAGATGGGGCAAGCTCAAATAAACGGGATATGATCTCGTCAATATCATTCTTAGGCGGCGTATATCCCTTCTTACGCATATCTGTCTCAAACCACTTTACCATCCTATTTTCCCAAGGTGGATCTGTGTAGGTCATATCGCATTCATCCGCATAGTCAGATGGTAAGCTAAGAATATCAGAAACTTGAAATTTCCTAAGAGGCATTATCTGCCACCAAAGGTAAATTCTTCACCACAATGAGGGCATATTACATCTGTTGTTTGTTGTGGCTGCAATCTACTACTTTGATCGTTTTGCATAGACTGATCAGCCTTTATCATCTTACCTTCGTCAATCTCTGAGGCATCAAAACTAGGCTCATATACTGGATTGAAATTGAATGCTGACATATCAATATCGACACCCATTAATGTAAGATCATATCCGTCATTACTCATTTCCTTTAGCTGGTTAAAATACTCATTAGTATCCCATTCCCCATTTTCAGCTAATTTGTTGTCTGCAATGACATAGGCTTTCTTCTGTTGCTCAGTCCATCCTTCCGCTCTAGTGCATGGAACCTCTGATATTCGAAGCTTTTTGGCTGCGAACAATCTGCCATGACCAGCTATAATCTGATCATTTTCGTCTATAAGAATAGGCATAGTCCAACCCCATTCTCTAATACTATTAGCAAGTTGTTCAATCTGAGTATCTGGATGGATCTTTGGGTTTCGATCATATGGTATAAGATCGTCTACTAATTTGATCTCAATTTTGTTTGCGGCCCAATTTTCCATAATAACTCCCTTTGTTTCTTATTTTATAAAGAGCGTGAATAGATTTATCAATACTCTTAGTTAAAATAAAAAACCCGCTCTCATCGCAGTGCGTATCCTAGCCAGAGAACGGGAGGTATTGAGGTAAAGTGCCTAAGCATTTTTATATTACATCCTTTTGATACCGCCTAGCAACTCCTCTGATAATCTTTTTCTTGCCTCTGCATCTGGGTTCTTTCTTGGCGGCGCTTCTATCTGAATTTTAGGCGCGGCATCGACAATCCTTTTTCTGTTTTTAAGAAGCATCTGAACGATCAATCCTTCGTGCGGCCTAGTCCTTGGGTATTCAATCAAATATTGTCTGCAAGCCGTATCTATCTCATCGCGGGTATAATCCTGCAAACAATCCATCCAACCTAGAAGTATATCTCTCTTGACTAGCTCATCCTGTGGAAGCTGAAAATATCTGCCCATAAGAGCCTGTGCTTTTATCGCTATATAACCCCTATGCTTTGTAAGCTGCCCATCGTCCATGATTTTGCTTTGAAGCGCTGGTAACATTATCTTAGCCTCGCAAGATCATTAACCATTCCTCGAAATTCAATATCAACTCCCTGAGGTGCTTCTATCTCATCGTCCCATCTTTCTTGATTAAGCCATGTAGAGGCATGAGGTATAAACTTAGCATCTTTGCCATGTACGCTCTGAGAATATTCAGAAACCGCATCCATGATGGTCAAAAGAGTTGTTTTATGAACAGCCTTATTAAATGCGTCCTTGGCTTTTGCCTTGCCTATCTTTCTAGGGTAAATTTTCCAAAATTTATCGAAAGCAATTTGCACACTATATAGAGGTTCTTTTCCAAGCTTATTGCTTACAAGGTTAAGGGTAGGAAGATTTTTCTGGGGATGGGTGGAAATATTTTCCTTGGGGGTAGGAATATTTTTCCTATGGCCTGTGTCTCCATGAGTATCAGTAAGTATCAGGAGGTATTCATTGCTAGTTTGAGATCCGTTATCTCTGTTTCTCTGTATGATCTGTATCAACCCCTTGTCAGCCAAATCTGCAAGATGATTTCTGACACTTCTATCTGTCATTTCTGATAGTTCAGCCAATCTTTTATGGCTTGGGAAGCAATCTCCAGTTTCGCCGTTATGATGGTCAGCAAGCCAATAAAGAACAATCTTAGCGGCTGGTGTTAGCCCTTGTTGTTTCATAGCCAATGCGGTCATGTAGTGTGACATATTCTATACGCCCCTTTCATATTATTAACATTTCTTATTGTATCGCCCAGAAATGCCATGTATGAATAGCGTATCTGGATTGATCTGCTTCATCCATTTAATAAGAATATTGACCGCTCGTCAATAAATCCTTATTGCCTGTGCCCTCGCTCCCCAGCGGGGGCATTTTTTCATTTATGAACTTCAAAATAATCAGATAACTTCTGCAGAGTTCCAAGTGATGGGTTGCCCTCATTTTTCCGTATACGAGATAATGACATATAGGTAAGGCCGCATTTCTCAGCGACATACGATAGGCGTCGATCCTCTAGCTTTTCCCTGACTTGATCAGCGGTCAAAAGCGGGCTGTTCTCATTCATAATAACACCTTTTTGTTAATTATAGCATTTTTTGCTTTACTATAATTAAAACAAACGATATATAAAGTAAATAGGCAATAAGGGGAAAATTATGAGAAAGCCAACTATAGCAGAAGTCAAAAGCGAAATCATGACTGCAATTACTCTGCATGACAAAGAGATCTTAGATAGGGTCAAGAACACTGACGCTTTGTTTAGCGATGTGGTCGATCAGCTGTTCCCTCTGGGATATGATAAAGTAATATCAAAGGGAATTGAAAATGCTTGGAAGAAAGCAGAAGCCAAGGGCTTAGCTAATGCGAATTGATACTGGGATGCTTACCTATTTAGCTAATGAGCTATCAGAGTATTCTGATGACCTTGAGGCTTTTTGGGATACGATAGACGGGGAAACTGACATAATGGATGTCGTGGGAACCCTGATTGAAAACCTTATCAATACAGAAGCTGATGAGGAAAAGATTAATTACATAATAAAGAAATACACTGAACGCAGGGATGCGGTCAGATCAAGAAATGCAGCAATAAAAAGATCAATCAAACAGATCTTGCTTGCTACTGGGAAGGATAAAATCCCGCATACTCTCGCAACCATATCATTACGCAGAGGCACAGAAAGCGTAGCGATACAAAATGAAAAGGAGATACCCTCTCAACTGTGTAAGGTGACTGTCACGCCTGATAAAACAGAAATCAAAAAACAATTAAAAGCGGGGGTCAGCATTGACGGTGCTGAATTAGTATATGGCCCTCAAACTATAAGTATAAGGATTAGGTAAATGGAACACGTCAAAGCGTTCATAGCCGCCCAAGGAGATCTTGGAGCGGCACTAAAGACAGCGAAAAATCCCTTCTTGAAAAATGACTACGCACCTCTTGATCAAGTTCAAGATGCCGTTATCCCAGTATTTGGCAAGCACGGGTTTGCAGTCATTCAGTTAGGGGGATCTGATGAGTGTGGGCAGTATATAGATACAAGGCTAGATCATGAAAGCGGGTCTGGATATTGCTGTAGAATATATCTGCAATTTAAGGCTGGTGACATGCAATCATTGGGAAGTGCAATAACATATGCTCGCAGATATGGTTTGCTATCAATTACTGGAGTAGCGACGAAAGACGATGATGGGCAAGAAGCATCGGGTATTCAAAGCCAGAAGGTTGCAAGATGCGACCAATTAATATCTGCACTTGGAAACCCAACAGCAGAAATGATTTTACAATTTGAAAGAGAGGTTAAAGATTTACACAAGAAAGTACAGAAGTTCGATGAACTCAAAGCAGAACAATTAAGGCAAGCGTATAAGAGCGCTGAGAAAAAGGTAACAGCATGAAAACAATAACAGTCATGGGGCGTCTATATGCAGACGCAGAATTAAGAAATACCAACAATGGCACAGAGGTTTGCGGATTTAGAATGGCGGTCGATGATCGCCGCACTAAAGAAACATATTCCTTTGGCGTATCATATTGGGGGAAGGCTGGCGCGGCCGTTTCTCCATACCTAAAGAAAGGCACACAGGTATGTGTCTCTGGAGATTTTTCTTGGAGAGAATACAACGGGTCTAAATATCTTGAGATAAACGCGCAATCATTAACCTTAGCTGGGTCAAAACCACAAACGCAGCAATCCAGTTATAATCAATCACCCGCTACACCAGCGAGTGAGTATGATGACGAAATACCATTTTAAGGAGGTAAAAAATGGCACGAACAGGACGTCCACCAAAAGCAGAAACAGCTCTGAAACGAGCAGTCGATGATATCGCAAATCTTCAAGCTCAAAACTCTCAACTGCGTGAGCAAATTAAACAAGTAAGAGCGGATGAAAAAAAAGCAGTAGAGATAGTTAGATCTCTTGAGGAGAAGTTATCTTCAATGGAAAAAAGAGGATATAAGTTACCTCAGTCTGAACATGATGATGAAGAATGTAATTTATCACATAAGCAGATGGCGTTTATGTCTATTGCTCATATGTTTTTTAACGAATGAGTGAAAAGCCTCGCATAACTATTAAGTTGCGCGAAGGCAGATTTGAACCAGCAACTGCATTTGATGCGGAAGCGCTGGCTCAATACTCTGGTGAGCAAATGTTTGACTTATTGCCTATTTCAAAGCGCTCACCAGAGCATCATAAACTATATTGGTCACTTCTTGGCAAAGCTGTAAAGGCAACTGGGAAATGGCCGACATCTGAGCATTTGCACAGAGATCTTAAAATGGCGTGTGGATATTACACTACAGTAGTAAATGAGTTTGGCGGGGTTTATTTATTGCCTGATACGATAGCCATGAAGAAAATGAACCAAAAGCAATTCAATGAGTTTTTTGAAACAGCAGTTGAAAAGCTATCGGACGCTCTTGGGTTTGACCCAATGGATTTACTAAATGACTAATCTAGCCAAAAAACCGCCATTAGGTCTGAAAGTAAAAGAAGCTAAGAAAGATAAAAAATTTCTTCATTGGGTAAGATCTCAGAAATGTGTAATCTGTCAAACTTTCCATGAAGTTCAGCTTAGCCCGACACAGGCTCATCACCCGATACATGACAGATTTTCTACTACAAAAGTTTCCGATAAGAAATGTATACCATTATGTGAGGGTCATCATCAGGGAATGTTTGACACTAGCAAAACAGCAATTCATAGAGATCCCAAACTGTGGCGAGAAAAATATGGATCAGATTACGATTTTTCTATGTAACTCTTACCGTCATCCCATTGGAATTTGACATTGATATGTGGAGCTTGTCCGACATCAGTATAACGCTTAAATACTGTCATATGCCATATTTGTTTATCATCATCATAAACAATTCCGTTGCATCCGTCTAAAACGGCTTTCGCAATGTTATCAATATCAGGGCGTGGTGGAATTACTATTCCAGCCTGACATTCCATTACTTTCTTACGAGAATATGATTTAGGTATTTCCATGAAAGCTGTCATTATCAAACCTACTCGTCTGTCAGTAGATTTAAGCTTGTCTCGCTTCATCTCAGCCCAAGCTGATTGTGAAATCCTGTCCTCATACTTCTTTGTATTAACATCTGTGTATACGATGCCATTTTTGGTAAATCTTGGTCTGCCCTTTCCGATTGGCTGACCAGCTACTACGAACTCACAGGTTTTTATTGCCAAGTTACTTGCCCTGTTAATATCATTAACGGAACTTATACATTGTCTACCGCAAAAAGAAAGGGGCTTACGCCCCTTTCAGTTTACTTGCCTTCTAATATCTCTTTGACGTGCATGTAAGCAGTTTTATAGCAATCTACTCCATCATCAGATCCTAGAGTTCCTATTGGGTCAGTAAAATCCCAATAGGTTTGATCTCGCGTGTAGCTGACATTGTGCTTCTTACAAAGTCGACGCAGCTTTTCGTACCATTGCTTATCAATACGCTTTTCTTCTGCTAGTCGCTTTTTCCATTGCGGCTCAGGTTTCCCCATAACATCAAAGAGCATTTTATCTAATGTGTGCATAATTACCTCCATATGTAATTTTCATTTAATTTTTCCAACGATGTCAAATAGCGTAGGCTCTTTGCCTAATATTAACATATCACACATTGTTAAATATGTCAACAAGTTATTTATTTTTATTTTTCTGTTAATTTATTCAAAATAGGTGTTGACATGATTAACAGTAAGTGATACTTTAGTTTCATAGGCAATGGAGGAACTTATGATTACATCTGAAAAAATCTTCGATACTTTAGAAGAAGCTAAAGCATGGGGCGAGTACATCGCAAAATCATGCGATTGGAAATACATCGGCGCGGAGGTCAGATTTCGCGGCAATGGCAATACTGCTTTCTCACCTAAATGGAGGTACTAATGGCAATTTCATTTTCTGTAGGCGGCGCGATACTCGCACAAAAAGATAAGGAGTGGATACGCAATAAAGAGATTTGTTATCTTTACGATCAAACAAACTTGAGAATTGATCAAGTAGCTGATCGCTTTGGGCTGACCCGACAAGAGGTCAAAAAAATTCTGATGGATGACGCTTATGCTGGTAAATAAACGCAGCATAGTTTCTGGGAAATGGCACGTTATGGAACTGCCAATTACCAATGATCAAATCGAGCGCTGGCAAAACGGAGAGTTTATTCAAAACGCCATGCCTGATCTAAACGATGAACAGCGGGAGTTTCTAATGACTGGAATTACTCCTGATGAATGGAATGCAAACTTTGGGGAGACAGAAAAAAATGTTTGATATTCAGACTTATGACACAGGGTTAATGAGCATTGATTGGGAACCCGCAAAATATAAAACTAAGGCGGGTGCCGCTAAAGCTTTATACAAAGCACTCTGCAAAAAATGCAAAGAAGTAGGCATGGACCCAAAATCTGAGGTTTGGATAATGAACCCAGACGAAGCAAAAGCTCATGGATACGCTGGGTATGCTTGGCACGTTTGCTGGGAAAGCTCACCATGGTATGATTGGGGATGCGCTGCATTTGCAAACGGCAAGTGGGGACATTGCGAAACTTACTGGGGCTTCGATCTTGGCTTTTACGATTAGGGAGATCATCATGTCCAGCCACTGCGATAAAATACTTGGATACCTCAGATATGCTAACGGAGGTATAACATCATGGGAAGCAATACAGAGATTTGGATGTACCAGATTGGCAGCACGAATTTCTGAACTTAAAGAAAGGGGGTATCGGATAGACACGCAGATGGAACAATCAGATGATGGCGGCACTAGATTTGCTAGATACTTTCTGATTGGAGAGTCTAACATCTGAGAATAACCGTAAGCTATGAGTGCGGATGGGGTGGTACCTGACTTCATTATGACCACCCCAACCATAGCAGTCCAAGCCTTACCTCCATTGGGTGATTGGATACTGAGGGGCTACGGCCCCTCTTTTATTAGGTACAGGTAAGTGCAAATCTTAATAGTTACCTGCCCCTAAATGAAACTATTTGTTAATTATTTTAAAATAGGTGTTGACATGATCAACATTATGTGCTACTTATAATTATAAACAAATGGAGGACATCATGGCTAACTATTCAAAAATCATCTCGAAAGCACTTGGGAAACGCCGCATGGCGAAAATCATAACAATCGACGCATGGGGCGACCTCATGATTGACATCCCAATGAAAAACGGATGGCTCAATGACAATGAGGAAACTACAATTTTTGCTGAATGGGAGGGCGACCCAGAAATCGAAACTTGGCAAGAATTTATAAAATACATCAAAAGGCGGGTAGATGAATTTAAATACACGCCAGAGCCAAACCCACTCGACTGGATCGAATGGCCGACTGAAACCAATGACTATGATGAAACCCCATGCGGAGATCCGCACTGCTGCTTTTGCGGCGAACCACATGATGAAATGGAGGAAGCATAATGGACAATATCTTTACTGCAATACCCGCGCCATTGCCAAAGCATGGATCACCCGCTGACAGAGGAAGCGCTGACGCTTATTACTGGAGATCTGCAGAACCTCATTACTGGCCTTATGGAACTGGGCATGGATACAAAGTGCCAGAAGCAGAAATGACTGATGAGCAAGTCATAGAATACATGGAAGCTTACGATAGCGAGATAGACAGAAAGGACTGGGGATGAGTATTGAGATAACCATAAAATTAGAGGGCAATATTCTTGACGCATTAGAGGATGTCAAAACAGCAACCTCACAAATCCAAACTCAACTTGGATTAGAAAAAACCCCACACACAAAATTTAGATCTGACATGAATATTAAAAAAGCCATAGAAGATTTAACAGAAGAATATCTTGAGGAAGCAAAACGGCGTTGCGGGGATGAGCATGGATCTCAAACAGCAAGGTCAAGGCTTCTAGGATTTCCAAGCTACCAATCGTTTGCATATTGGGAAAAAAGACGGAGGTCAAAATGATTACTTCAGCTATGTGCCTTGCTATGGCGATTTACTATGAAACACGCAATGAGGTTAGCCTTGATGCAGGGCTGGCTGTCGCAGAAGTTATTATAAATCGTGTAGAAG